GTCTTAATTTTCTTTTCTCATTGATTTCTTTTTTAATAGTTTCAATAAAAGTCATTATATTAATATAAGTATATATTTTAATCTTAAATAAAAAAACTAAAATAAAACTAAATAATTATTCGTAATCATCATTTTATCTGGACACATTTGGCTTTATTATTATTAAAGATAATTGCCAAATGTGTCCTGTTATAAACATTATATTATAATTTGATGATTTTCTTTCTTTTCATTGCGACAGTTGGAACTAGTCTTTTCTTTTCTTCGTCAATTGCATATTTTACTTTTAATAATTCAGAAGTTAATTGTGGTTTCTTCATTTTCCAGACACCTTTTATTTTATCGTCTTTGTTTAACTTAGATGTTAATTTTCTTAATTCCGTTAAGTTCATTATTATATATAAGAGATTTTAATTTACAACAATATTAATATTTAATTGACGATTAGAACCGTGATTATTAAATTGAGTAACCCTGATATATTTGGCAGATGTTTTGAAATCCATAGCAAAATCTCCATTTGAACCACCGTGAAAATTTACATAATGATTACTGGCAAAATACCAAGTTGTATCATCTGAAGAATATTGAACTTCAATGTCTGTGTTCTGTGTGTTAGAATTTCCAAATATCGTTACATCACCTTTTGAAGGATGAATATTTTGTACTGAAGTTGAAAAAGTATATTGTCCATTAATTAAAGTTATACTTTCATTTACTTCAATTTTTCTGTTACTTTCAGTTGTGAATAATATTCCAGTTGTAGGATCAGTTGGATATTGAGCTTCTTGAAATCCTTTCAAATGAAGATTTCTTGTGTGTCCTTGTTTGGAACTAAATCCAAGATTTTGAAAAAGCATTTTAACAGCACCTGCATTTGCTCCACTGTCAGTGTGAATTGTAATATAAAGAACTTCTTCACTTCCTAGACCATCACCAGATGTTGTTAAATTTGCAACAACAATGTTTCTATTATCATAAGAAAGGTTTGGTGTGAAATGTGTGTGAATAATTACTTCTTCACCGATGCCAATATCAACATTAGCATCCATTGTGTAAGTCAATCTGGAATGATAGAATGTACCAGCATCTCCAACTCCAGTTGGTTTTGTATAAACAATAAAGAATGGAAGAACATTGTAGTGTGTGTAACTATCAATTGCTATTCTTGCCCAAATTGAATTTATATCTCTTAATAAAAGGTTTTCTTGTGTTCCATCAAAAAAATATATATTTGCTTTATTTGTTGCTGATGTATTTGTATAATACCAACCGTCTCTTTGATTGGCATCAATAATTGGTGCTGGAACACTATCTGCCCATACAGAAGAATGATTTGCTAGAATGATCTCTGCTTTTCCATTATTAGAAGGAATTTTTTTATTAATAGTTTCAATTGACATTATTGTATAATAATAAATTAGATTTTAATTGTTCAAAATATATTTTATAATTTCAAGTTTTTCTTCTGTACTAATAACATAATTGTCAAGATGTGAAGTAATAATTTTTACTGTTTCAACCTTCTCCTCCTCCAAACAAACACTTCCAAATATAACCTGACTAATTGTATTTATTTTATTATTTAATAAATCAGTTTCAGTTTCTGATATATGTGACCATTCATTTAATGGAAAATACTTTTCACTTAATAGATCAGCATTTGAAGTTGTTACTGCCAAAACTTGAATTCCATTTATTTCAATTTTCCTTAAACTCCATTTTAAAACATTTATTAATTCATTCATTAAGCGATGCTCATCTGAAAAATAACTTGGTTGAATTATATTAAGAATTTCAATAACTGCATTCTTTCCTCTTTTTTTACTTTTTTTTAATCTTGGATAAATAGATTTTTTTGGATTAAATTCAATATTTAGTTCATTAATTGAATTTAAATATTTGAAACATTTTTCAATAAAATCTTTTTTTTTATTAAAACATTTTGGAATTAAATAAATCATTATTATATTAATATAATATTAGATTTTAAATAAAAATAATATTAATATTAAGTTAATCAAAACTCATAACAATTGGAGTTTCAAGTTTTATTATTTTTAAAGCTGGTGGTCTTGGTTTTGCTTTTCTGCCTCTTTTTAAAATTGTTTGATGAATACTTTCTTTTTTCTTTCTTTGATAGTATTGTCTATGATATTCTTTTTTGGCTTCGTGCTCATCCAATTCTTCTTGAGTAGTAAAAACCTTTGTTCTTCTTTTCATAGTACTAATATAAGATAAGATATTTTTTAAATACTATTCTTCGTCATAATATTCATAAATAATTGTTTCAATAAAATCATATTCAACAGGAAAAAACATTCTGGGATAATCTTGCCAACTCTCTTTATAAGTTTCTTTCATTATAATTGTGAAAATATCATCATCATTCTCAATATATTTTCTTTCTTTGATTAATTTAATATTTAGATAAATAGAATATTGACTATCAAGGTCAATCCAATATTCTTCAATTAAATTTGCGACAGGATGTTTCATTCCTTTGAATTCAAATAATATTTTATTTACTAGTTCCAGAGGAAGCTCATTGAAAAGTTTTTGATAATTTTCCATTATTATAATTATAGAAGATAATATTTTAAATCAAAAAGATAATATATTGATATTTTGACTATTTACTAATAGGGGGGTATATATGGTTTTATGCTGGTTTTATATCTCTATATGGTTTTATGCCTATTTAAAGAATAAAAAATATTTTTTATTCTTTAAATGAGAATAAAACTAATATAAATAATAAAACAAGCATAAAACCAATGAATAATGCAGTATATCAGTATTGACATAATATTGATATAATGAATAAAACGGAAAATAAATGAAAATTATTCATCATCAACAAAACCAATGTCTGGAATTTCCAATGAAAGAAAATCTTTATAGTTGAATTGTACGCCGTGTGAAAAAGTAATTACTTCTGAAACCTTTTCAAAGAAAGTCTTATTTAATGTACTAATTGAAATCTTTACTCCATCAATTGTTTTTCTTGTGGTTGATGTAAGATTGGTTTTTGAAAATGTCATTTGTGTATTTCCGCTTTTTATCTGTGCTTCTGTGAGTTCCTGTTTTAATTTAAAGTTTCCACCAAATAATTGTTTTAGAGATTTTAATATTACAGTATCAACTCCAACAAATGTTGTCATATCTGGTTTATCTTTTTTAAATCTAAATCTGAAAGCTGTTTCTAAAAATCCAAACCATTTGTTGCCTTCTTCTTTAGTTAATTTCTTTTGTGATTGAATATTGAATTTGTCTTTGGCTTCAACAAATTTAAGAAACTTTTGAATAAGAACTATTTGATAATTTGATGTTTTTACTTTATTGACATTGAAATCTTCTTGTTCAACTAGTTTTGAATTAATATCTTCTTCAGAGTTTATTAAATATTTCCTGATGTTTGAATATTGTTGAAATGCCGTATCATTTAAAAACAATTGACAATATGTTTTCATTTGATCCTCTGGAATTTTAAGAATATTATTTCTTTCAAGATGAGCTGGTTTTGCATTATCAAATTGATCAATCTGTTTCTTCCTGTGTTCTTCTTCCATCTTTCTTAAATCTGAAATAGATGTTTGAAAAACTGCATCTGCTTTTTTTACAAAACCTTTTTCTTTTAACATATTCTTGAAATGAACAAACTTATTTGTTTTATAACAATCTTCATTATATTGAATAGTTGCCAATATTCGTTTGTAAAATTTAACATCTTCTTCATCACAAACTTCAATCCAATCAACAAATTCTAATCTTTGATTATTAGAATTAATAACTTCTGGAATATCAATAAATGCTGGATTAACAAATTTCTTTTTACAGAACATATAATTTAATTGAATGATATTTCTGCATCTAGCAATTTGTTGTATCATTGCTTTTGGTGAAATAGTATGTTCTTTATAAATACAATAAACTTCTCTTTCCATTATACTGTCCAAACCATAAACAATTTTTGGTGAAAAAATCACACGATCCCATTCATCAAGATTTGGTACAAAATCATTTTCTGCTGATACAACTAAAATTAAACCCTTACTATCTTTGAAAACGGTCATCTCATATTTATTTACTTCTTTTCCATTTATGACAACAGTTTGATCATCAATGTGTTCTAATGCTTCACAATGAAAATGTTTTTCAGCTAGTGCAAGTGCTGATGTTTTACTATCCATACAAAGCATAAATTTGTTTTTTTTCTTCATATCTTCAACCATCTGTTCAATATTAAACCACTCTTTGCTTGGAACACCTTTGTTGTGTTGAAATGTATTATTCCAAACATTTATTGGACGACCGCATAATGAAAGAAATTTTAATGTGTGTTTTGTTAAATCAGCATCAACTGAAATCACTTGGTTTGACTTATTAAGAAGTTTCTTAAAGACTTTGAAAACAACCGAACGAGTTTTTGCCAAAGTTGGTGATGTGATTAGATGTTCAATTAAAGATGAATATTCATCAAGAAATATTGTATATTTGTCAATATTTTCCAAATAAGAATATATTTTCATTATACTGTCAATCTGAATTACAACATTTTTATTTTCTGGAATTTTTCCACCTTCAAAATTTTCATACCACACACAATCAATTCCTGCTTCAATAAATGTTTTGTATTGTTCATAGGCTAAAGATCTTCTTGAAACAACTGAAATAAAATTTCTTTTTTTATTTTTAAGATATTCTTTAACAATTGTTGTTTTACCAGTACCAGTTCCAGATTTGATTTGAACATCAACATTTGGAAGTTGAATGTGTTTTCCGAGTTTATTCCATTCCCCTTCTTTTTGATATTCAATATTATCTTCAAAGACTGGTTTATATTTTACATAGTCTAAAAGTGTTCTTTCATCTATCTCAAGAAGAATTTTATTAAAACAATTATATTCATTATATTTTGAAATACCATTCCAAATCTTGTTATTTTCTTCTTTGTTATAATTTCCATTAGCATATTTCTTTGAATAAATATCCCAAACTTTATAGTGTCCAATAGATTTCATTGCAGTGGTAAAAACCAACCAAGACCAATCTTCACCTGAACGATATTCAGTGAAATATTTTGGTTGTTTTTTATATAATGCTTCACAAATCATTGAAACTTTTTCTTCTGATAGATTATATTTAAAATATTCTGGAGTATTTGAAATTGCAACTTCTTTTTGATTTTTTTCTTTTTTAGTTCTGACAACATCTTTGTCAATATAAATATTTTCTCTTAACCATTGTTTCAAATCCTCTGGACATTCTGACAATGGCTTGTCATTTAATATTTTATAAGTTCCATAATTTTTTGTTGTATTATTATATTTTATTTTATCCTTTTCATTAAATCTGATAGTTGTACCAGCACCAACAATATATTTTCCTTTATAATCTCCTTCTTGATTACGGTCTGAAAGAATGTCAATACCCATTTTTTTGTGACATTTATTGAAGAATTCTTCATCATATTTAAAAAACAAATGCCAACCACCACCTCCAGATTGCTGAACATAAGTATCAAATTTTTTGTGATAATCTCCTTTACCAAATTTTTGAATAAATGGATGATCATCAGTCCATTTGTAATCGTCTAAATCAACCACGAAACAACCATTGACCTTTCCACAAGGAATTCCAATTCCTCCAAATGATGTTGCTTTTTTCTCCTTTGACCAAGCTTTCTTTCTTGAAGTATTTTCTGAAATGCTCCATTCATTAGATGGACATTTACTATCCTTAATTAATTGGAATTTTAAGAATGTTTCAATCATACTCTTATTATTATTAAAGATTTTTTCTTTTCCTTTTTTAAATGGAACATAAACTTGTTGTCCATTAATAGTTTTTAATGTTCCAAATTTAAATGAATTCATTTTATCTTTTTCTGTAATTAGCATTATATAATATAATGAGATATTCTTTTTAAATGATTTTAAACATATTATTTATAAATTGTTTAGTAGTATTTAAAAGCGGACACATTTGGCAATCTAATCTCTAAGAATAATTGCCAAATGTGTCCAGATAAAATGTTAATTAGAAATATTATTTTTTAGATTAAAGGATTTCCATTTCCAATTCCACCAATCATTGCGGATTGCCTATTGCTCATAACTGATGAAATCATTTGAGCTTGTTCTTTCATCATTCTTCTTTGTTTGCTTTCTTCTCCTTCCTTAAACAATAAAGTAATTTCTGTTGGATTAATCAAATCATTTGCAACTCTTCCATCAGGCAATCTTAAAATTGCATTTAAATCATAAAATATTTGTTCTTGTGGAAGATTTAAATCAATCATAATTGGAAAGGTTGGATAATAGTGAAGAGTTCCAGTTTTTTCATTTGTATTAAGTTCTTCTTTTGGTACAACAGCAATTACCCTCATACTGTCACCAGTATTACCATTAGCACCTTTTATGTTAAAATCTGGAAGTTCAAGTGACAATGTTGGTTCAGCAATATTTGTTATTGGATTACTTGTTGATGTAACACCATTTGTTGTTTGACCAGATGTAAAATTGTATAATCTATTAAATCCTAATACAGGATTTATTGAACCAGATGGAGTTAAATCATTAACATTCAAACCGCCTTCTGGGGGAGATCCAGTTTCATCTGAAGCAAATATTTCACCGAATTTGTACAAAGCACTGACAGTCATAGCATTTGCTGGAACTGCTGTTGCTGGTGAAGTAATCACGGTTTCACTTTCATCTGCTAAATCAACAGGATCTCCTTTGTGAAGTGTAATTGCCGAAGAAGCAACTTGGAAATTTGGATTGACAATTTCAGTTGTGTCAAATTTACCTTGTAATATATACCTTGAAGAAAAGTATTGATTACCACGACCAATTGCTATTACTGGTCTTAATGGAAAGAATTTCTCTTTTATAGTTGTATTAAATCCATTACTGTCACCAGTTCTTCTCACAAATTGCTCTTCAATAAAAACATTATCTCCTGCTGTATCGTGTGATAGATATATTTGAATATTAAGAACTTTTGAAATTGCAACTCTTATTTTTATATGATCATCTGGATAATTATAAGCTGCCCAATTTGAAGGAGTAACACCAGAAATTGCTGGAAGACTAGTGAAATCAGTTAATGGATTTAAATCTTGAAAATCAGCAACCAATGCTGAAGGTTGTCGCCAATTTGGATTTGGAAATTCTATTCCAGCATTTTGAACCATTTTTCCAAGTGAAAATAAAACACCATCTTCTGCTCCTGTATCTTCACAAGTAACTGTAATGTCAAAACCATCTGGAGATGTTTTCAATATATCAGCATTCACATCTGCTGGATAATTAGTTCTGCCTTTATATAAATAATTTCTAACATATCCAGAAATTGTTTTTCCCATTCCAACATTTCCCGGTGGAACACTGAAAGGAACTCCACCTTGAAGAATATAAAAAGAACCATTATTTGCGACTTCTGCTCCTCGTCCTCCATTCAATGCATCTGCCCAAACTCCTCTTGTTGGATTATAGAAATAAAAATCATCACAATTTTCTCTTGTTGCTGTCAAAGCACCACCACCTCCATCATCAACACCCCATTCTCCATCTCCTAAATAAACCCAAAATGTAGGGTCATCACCATTGTCATATATAAATTCTAATTGCCAACCATTGGTTGCTGGTGTTCCTACAGCAACATTGAAAGTTCCTAATCTATTAGTAGGAACTCCAAGAGAATAAACTGTTTCATCAACAAAACCACCAGATGCCCTTAATGCTTCACTTTGGTCAAGTTGTGTATAACCTTCTTGTGGTCTAATAATACATTCAAAATCTCCATCATTTGGAAAAATGCCTTTATTTCCTGTAATGATTAAAGGATTGTCAGCAGTGGAAAAATCATCAACTGCTGGATTTCCAACTGCTCCTCTTACTTGAACAATTGATGTTCCATTGTTTGTGAAATTTGGTGCTCCACCATCATAAAGTGAATATGTTTGATCGTTAGGTGCTGCAGGCGTTTCATTCTGACCATAATTCATTGAAAATGCTCCATCACCACCTTGTCCTGTCTGGTCAAAAGTACAAGTCCATTGACCTTTAAAATTTCCTAAAAGTGTTGAAGCATTTGCTTTTGCAGCCAATTCAGTTGCTAATGATGAACCGTTATAATTTCCTTCAGCAATTGTTACAGTATGTTGTTCAAAAGATTGTCTGTTTCCAATTCTCCAAACAAAAACATCATTTTGTCCAGCAATTATTTCAAACAAATCTAATTTATTAATTGTTAAAGAAACCAAACCAACTTCAGTTCCTTCTCGTAAAACTAAACCATCCTTGAAATGATTTTTGATTATAGCTGGATCGGTGTCTCTCTGAACCTCAGTGTTTCTTTTACTTGATAATGTGACTAAACTCATCTTTATTATTAATAGATATATTATTTTTTTAATAATTAATTTAAATGTATTTAATTTAAAATCTCATCTTATTATAATAATGGAATATCAAATATCTCAATATGATAATACTGATTATGAAAATGGTCACAATTTAGTTGAAATGGATAAAAAAATAAAAAAGGAAGTTGAAAAGAAAACAAAACCTTCTGTTAAACCAAAAGATGTTTTTGTTGGATGGAATGATAAAAAGAAAGTTAAAAATACTAAACCTAAAAAAAAAGGATTATCAACATTAAATTTTGAAACGAGAAAAGATGCTTATACTAAATTTTAAAATACAAAATTGACATATATCACCAAAAAAATAAGCAGTTATTAATTTACATTTTTTACATTTTTTCATTTATTAAATAATTATATATTTTTTAATAAATTTTTATACTGGACAGATTTGGCAATTATTCTTAATGATTAGAATGCCAAATGTGTCCAGTTATTAACATTATATTATTTTTTCTTTGGAGGTTGGAATGCGGAAAGTGGCGGAGGAAGTGCTTTTGGTTTTGTTATTTTGTAAATAATACTTGAATTATCTTCAATTGGTGCTGGAAGTCCATTTGGTAAAGTGATATTGACATCAAATTCTGTTAATATAAATTCTTTATCAACAATATAACTCCAAGAAGTTTCTTGTCCAAAAAAGAAATCACCAGTTGAATAATTTCTGGAAACATATGCCATTGCTGGAATTTTCTGTTGTCCATTTGCCCCACCATAAAATTGAGTATTTGGAACAATATTTGAATAAACTATTAAATAAGAATAATCAAGTTTAGAAGGAAGATTGACAGCAATTAGATCATCAGAAACGGCATCTATAAAAACAGATTGGTTGAATGCTGATGCTCCTAAATTAGACATTTGTTGTCCAGTAGCATTTTTAACCATTGAAAGTTGGTCTGCTGCTGATATATAAGCATTTGTTGTGACAGGTGCAACCATTGTGTTATATTTATTAACAAATGTTTCATTTTTACCTAGATATTGACCAAAAGTTCCACGATTAAAATCTGATTGTCTTTGTCCAACATATGGAAGAAGTTGTTCTAATTGGAAACCTAATTTGTCAAAAAGAGTTCCATCATAAATAATTGGTGTTCTAGGATCTAAACCATCAGATTGTCTTCCAAGTTTTGTGTATAAAAATATATCTTGAATTGCCAATCCAGATTGTGAAGATATTACTGGATTATTTACTGCTGATTGGATAATTCCAGTATAATCTATTTTTAAACCATCAAATCCAGAAGTTCCAGAAATAGCACTTTCACGAGACCAAGCACACATACTATCTTGAGCTGCTTGTGCATTAGCATCTTTTAATGGATTTTGAAAAACTCCATTTCCAGTTCTCACTGCTGTGTGAAGTGATGAAATTGTAAATCGTCCATAAGTATCATCAAATTGAATAGTTGGATTGTCTGCACCAATCATACAATATGGCATATATTGATATGTTCTCGTATTGATTTCAACATCGCCAACTGGATATGTAATAGCAGCAGCTTGTGCTGGTGGAATTGTTTCTGCTGCTTGTAATACTTTTTGTGTTGTAACAACTTTTGCAAGTAAATTGTCAGAGAATGATGGCGACCTTCCAAAGAATTCTCCTGCCATAGGTGCTGGTTTTTGTGAAGAACTCAAAATTCCTTCATAAGCAACAAAAGCACAAAATGGAATATCTTTCAATGAATTTGGAATTGTACCACCATTTTCAACCAATTCTGTTTGTTTAAAAAATACTGGAACAATTGCCAAACCAGTCAGTTTTGAATTATATTGTGAATAATAATTTCCAATACTATCTGTTAAAGTAAATTTTGAAGCAGTTGGAAAAACAAAATTAACTTTTCCTGCCTTTGTCTGGTCAAAAAAGGGGTCATATCTTGACCAGCAATTTATATAGTTTCTATCATTCCAAGCACTCAATCCCCTTTCTCTAATCAATGCTTTTTTTGCCGCAATAGGTTCTGTTGCTTCTCTTTCAATAATTTGATAAGATTTTAATGTTGTTGAAGCATTTAAATATTCAACTGTATTTGTAAGATTGATTTTAGTACCACAAGCTCCGCAGCTCTTCTGGTCATCTGCTCTGCCATAATATAATTGTTGATAAAATTGCTTAGTTAAATTTTGGGTGAGTGGATTGGCATTTAAATTTATATCACTATGATTAACTGGAACTTCATTTTCTAACCAAGCAACCTCAAAATAACTCATATTTTGTAGATTATAAACATTATTTGTGACAATCAAAGTGTTGGCATCGCATTTCATAAAATCCATTTCTGTCAATGATTTAAATCCTTTGTATCGTGGAATAAGCGGGTTGTCTGGCACTGGTGGTGAATTATCATTATATTGATATGGAGCATCTGCCGTAAATGTTGCTGTTTCGTGATCAAGTTGGTCTTGAAGAACTGTATTTAATCCATATTGACCAACATCAGTTAATCCAGCACCTTGTGACCTAAAATTAGTATATCCAGTAAATAAACCAGTTGTTTTCATATTGTCAGCAAGAGAAATTTCATTTGATGAACGACTTGTTATTCTTCCAACTAACCAAGCATAAACCCCTCTATATTCATAAGGATTGCCGCACAACATATTTCTATGAAAAACATCACGACCTTGTTCTTCTGTGTATCCAGTGCCTTCTGGTGTTGCTGGAAGACCTTCACCAGCAACCTTTGCTGACCAATTACCTTCTAATCTTGCTCTGAAAATATCACCAGTTGAAGTTGGAACTGATTGATATGATTGGTCAGTAATTCCAGCATTTAAAACAGAAACAATTTGTCCTGTTCCTGCTGCTTCATCTCCTCTTAATTGATAAATATTCATTCCAACTTGTTTTTCAGTCCAATCAGTAGGAATTCCTTGTCTTTGATGTAATTGAGCAGTCAAACTTTCACCAATTTTGGATGGTGTATTGAAACCAGTTTCAACTTCCAAAGTCACATCAGTTGTGGCAAAATTCCAAGCTCCTCTGTCTGCTGAATTAAGAATATTCATATAACCAACAAAATCATCTGTTCCTAAAAAATACCTAGTAGGGTCTGCATCATCAACTGGAGTTGGTGGTTTTGTATAAAATCCACCACCAACAACTTCAGTATATTCTGGAATTATTCCAGTGCTATCTACTCCACTTATATATTCGCCTTCAATACCACGATATGGAAAATGATTTTTAAATAAATTAAAATCAGCAAAAGAAGCATATCCATAATTACCAGCTTGTGAATTTATTTGTTGAAGAAATGTACTGTTGTATGGAAGATTGGCATTGAATTGTTGCCTATTAGTTATATATTTTTGAAATCTAATATCAACTTTATTGTCAAGTACTTCATCAGTATCTTTCACATTGGCTATTCCAGAGAATTCAATTGTTTCTTCTGGTGATCCTCTGGTATTGACCATTACTGCTTCAACTTGAATTTCAGTTCCAACTTCACAGACTATTCCGCTCTCAAGTCTAGTTTTCCAAGCATTATTTGGAAGATTAACATTTGCATTTCTTTCATTAACACCAGTTAAATTCTTTCTTTCTTGTTTATATGCGATTTGACGATTACTTTCAATTATAATGGTTTCGGACATCTTTATTATTAATAGATATATTATTTTTAAAACTAATTAATTTAACCAAAATAATTTGAAAAAGGATTTTCTTCTATTGGTTGAAGAATAGTTGGAAGTTGTGGTTGTTTGTTTGGTGTCGGACACGGAATTGGTTTTGATTGTTTTCTTATTGGAGATTTTGTTCTTATAGGTTTTTTCTTTTCTTCATAGTCATCTCTCATTTTCATATATGTTTCCATATTACCCATAAAATGATTGAAACTGTCTTGTTGATTAAATATTTCTTTTTCTTTTTTTTCTTTAACTTCTACTTTATGAGTAGGAACAAAATGATCTGGAGTTTTTTCTTCAATTTCTGTTTTAACATTATTTTCTTCAACTTCCATTGTTTGTTTTTTATATTTCTTTTTTGCTTCTTTTTCCAATGCTTTTTCTTCTGGTGTTTTTTTTGGTTTTGGTTTATAATATTTAGGTTTATGTTCTTCTGATACTTTATCAACTGCTTCTTTTTTAGCCTGTGCTTTTGCTTTTCTTTTTTCAAGTGCCATTCCACGAATTTTGTTTAAGTGTGCAATTTGTTTCTCACTTAACTCTTTTTTCTTTTTTTGTGCTGTTTTCCTGACAAATGGTTGTTTCTTTTCTTCTTCTTCTTCCATCAGTTTCAAATGTTCTTCTTCTGAAAGAACCTTGTTTGGCACTGGTTCATCGTTCATTACTTCGGCAACATCTTCAACAATGTCTAATTCAGGTAAATCCAAATCCATCTTTATATAATATTATTATAGATTTTAATTTTTTCTATAATATTTAAATATTTATAGATATTCTCTATTTCTATAAAAGGAGCATTTATCTGGACACATTTGGCTTTATTATCTATAAAGAATGATTGCCAAATGTGTCCCCTTAGAATAAAACCAGAGACTGACTATTCTTCTTTATCAATGCCTTTAATCCATCCATCACCTTCAGTCTCAGTATTATTTTCATAAATTAATTTACCAAATCCAGAATATGCTTTTGAAGGATTACTTTGAAGGTCTAAATAAAGGAAACCATATTTCTTTTTTGATGCTTCTTTGTATAACTTTAAAAAATTAGTTTGTCCTCCATAACGGTCACCAAATTCTTCAGACATTTTAAGAATTTCTTTTTCATTAGGATTAGGTGATCCAATGATGGCGAATGTGGCATTTTGTCTGATTGTTGTTTCTAATCCACGAAATAGCTGAGAAGCAAATAATAATAAACCAATATTATAATGTCTGGCACGAGTGGCTAAATAATTTATTTTACTTGATTTTTTAATTCCAAGAAAGTCATCAAGTACAACAGCAATGAATGGTTTTTCTCCTCTTGGAAAACTATCTTGATAATTAATAATATTATCAATGATTTCATCAATACGACTTAAATCATCAAAAATTGTTTCTGGAAATTCTTCTTTCAAATATCTTGAAGTTCTATCATTATTAATTGTATTTGAAATTATATAAACCATATCAAATTGATCTTTATAAAAATTAGGGTTCAAAAGTAGATTTGAAATGATTGTTGATTTGCCAGTTTTTACAGGTGAAATGAGAATTCCAACTTGACCATTTGCAATGTTTGGAAGATGTGGGTGAAGTTGTTTAGAAAGTTTTTGTTCAGTACCATCAGTTTTTACTGGAAGTATATCTAAATCAATATTAGAAAATTCATTAGAGTTCATCTTATTATTATTAATATAGAAATTATTTTTTTCTATAATAATTTAATTTAAATTGATTTAAAAGAAGACGGATATATAAATATAATAAATATGATTAACTATAATAATTCTTGTATCTATAAACTTGTTTGTAATGACCAAGCAATAAAAGAAATATATATTGGTTCAACAACTAATTTTGTAAATAGAAAATATTGTCATAAAAACTTTTATGAAAAAAAAGACACAAAAGTTTATAAGTTTATTCGTGAAAATGGTGGATGGGATAATTGGACAATGGTCAAAATAAAAGATTGTAATTTTGAAACAAAGAAACAATTATTGGAAGAAGAAAAACTTAATATTGAAAAAGAAACAAACCCTCTTTTAAATATGTTAAAACCAATTAGAACATCTGAAGAATTAAAAGAATGGAAGAAACAACACAATATAAAAAACAAAGATAAATATCAAGCATTTAATAAAACTAAAAAAGAATGTGATATTTGCAACCAATTAAAAAGTCGTGGTAATTTTGCTAAACATAGGAGATTATGTATTTCAAAACTACTTAATTAATTTAAGATTGAATTTCTTTACATAATCGGCAATACTTGCTTTCAATGTTGGTTTGTTCCACAGGATATATTTTGCCAATGTTCCAGCAGTCATTGGTTTAGTCCAGTCTTCTCTTTTTATATGTCTTGCATAATACAATGATTTTCTTTCATTAGCTTTCTTTTTTCCATCTTCTTTTGAATAAATAGTATAATCTTTATTTGGAGCAGAACCAAAATGAATTGTCTTTTTCTTCTTGCCATCTTCAAAAAAAACTGCCATAAGCTTTTTTTTAGGATTTGTTGATTTAGATAACTTAACTTCAATCATTATTATAATTAATTAAGATAATAAAAAAAATCTAAATTAATTATAATATGGATAATTACACAAATCAAGATAAAGTACCTCACATTTACACAGCAGAAGAAATCATTTTAATGTTAGGCGGTTTAGGCGGAATGGTTGCTTCAATAATATATGCTTTTAAAAATGTTAAACATTGCCAATCTGGTTGTATGGAATGTGATCAAAAAATAAAAAATGATTGTCCAGAAGCAGATAATCCACAACCCCCAACTTTCAATCAAATTAGTAATGTTTAATTAATAAACATTTTATTAATATTATGAAATGTTTATTTAAAGATTAATTTCTTCACTATATATATATAATGACTTTTTATTCAGAATTTACTGAAGCTCAAAAATTAAATCTTAAAGAAAGATATACTGACCGTTTGGATGGTGTTGTCTTTGTGCATTGTACTCGTATAAAAGGAGTTCATATGTTTTATAAATGCCCTTTCTGTTTTGATGTTAGAGGAAGAACAAAATACAATCCATTAAAGAAAAATGGTCAAATGTATAAATCATTAAAACCAACATTTCATTTTCACGGAAGTGGTTTTGATAATTCAAATAGAATTGAAGGACGAGGCACACATTGTTCTTCTAAATATCATCTTGATGAAGTCTTTGGAAGTCATCAAGAATTGGAATTAAAAATGATAAGAAATAAAATAACACAAGAACAATTTGATTTTATAATGGAAAAAAGAAATGAATTTTATAAAGAACAACAAAAAGAAGTTGTAATGGTTGTTGATGATAATACCATCAGAGAAACTTCAAATGAAGCACAGTATCAATTGCTTCAAAAATATCAAAGTTTTAATTAAAAGTTTGTAACAATTCCAGAAGGAATATTTTCAATTTGTGAATAAATTGGAATTGGAGGTGAGAGTTTTTCAATACTAATATTCTTATATTTTCGTTTTTGAGTGTTTTCATTTAGATTAATTAAATTGTAAATGGAACACCTTTTCATTGAATATTGTTCTTGAATTTCACCTTGAGTTTTAAAATACCTTGTTTCTTCTAATTGAGTTTTGTCATCATCAACATATTTCTTAAGTAAATAGTGATAATTTGTAGAATTATTTGAACCTTGTTTTCTTGGCATATTTATCGTTATATAATATAATGAGATATTCTTTTAAATGTTTTTAAACAATTTATTTATTAAATGTCTAATTATGCGGAAACAGAAATTAAACCATTACGAAGTACAAATGCCCTTTCAACTGTGGAAAAGTAAGTTGAATTTCGTGCTGCTTTATTTTCATTAGTTCTCCTTAATACTCGTAAATGTTCAACTGGTTTTTGTCCAACTTTAATTCCACTATTTGGAATATTAAGAGGACTGGTTGAAAGATCAACACCAGTGAAATGCATTGAATTTTGAACTGCTTGTTGATTAATTCCTTCAAAAGTTGAAGTTGTTATAAGATTATTATTGACTGGATGATTTGCTGTTTGTTTATTAGAAAGAGCATCAGAACTATATTCAGCACTAAGACAATTGATTGGAGTGCCAAAACACTGAGCAAGTTGATTTGCTTTTCGTGCTTGAAGAGCAACTTCTCGTGAATATATAGTTTGGTCATTAATTCGCCAATTGTAACTATCAGCAACATTGAAACCATCAGCATTATAAACTCCAAGAAGAGTGTTGGATACTGCTTCTCTATCGTGGAGTAGAACTTGCCTGACATTACGACCACTAAGACCTAAATCACGAGTGATGTTTTGAACAACAATGTCTGTTCCTGTAACAGTTACAGCTGGAATGTTTGTATTTGTGACAATCATATCTTCATAAGGCATAGAAAGACCTTGATCAGAATTAACAATCTTTGCTGTTGCTGCCATTCGCCCATCTTCATAAGTAAGATAATCAGCAAGGAATTTGACATTATCAAGACCAATCTTTGCACCAGTAGCTCCACCAAAACCAGCTTGGAAACAAAGCATTTTTCCAAGAGTTCCAGCACCAGTCACTTGAGAGTTCCAAGTGAGTTCAATGGAAACTGGTTCATTCATTAAATATAAAGGAAGTTGAACATTTCTCATCATTGGAAATAATTCAGAAAGTCTAATTGAAAAGACTGGACATTCAGTTTCTGATACTGTAATTTGAACAGCAGGATCAATTGTTGCAGCTGTTTGTGTGGCATCATAAATGACATCTTTCATCTGATAAAAACCTGTTCCTTGATTATCTGGTTCAAAGCAATCGTGAGTACCATTTTTAACATAATCTTTTTGTGATTTCTCTTCATTGGTTTTGAAAGCTCGTCTAATGGTTTGGTGTGTGCCATACATATCAGAAGTTGCAAGAACTTTTGTTCCAACACGGAGAAGTGCTTTTTTGACTAAACTGTGACATCCAGTTTTAATTGGAAGAAAGCATTTTTTGTCAGCAGTAGCATCAGTTGGATGAACTGACATTGTAATGACAGAACCAACATCAAGAATGCCTTTTCGTTCTAAAACAAAACGGCAGAGGTTTTGATTAATAACAATAGGGTCTAATTGTGAAGTTTCTATATTCATTGTTTCAATAGCATTTAATGGTTTGACATTAAGGACATCTGGAAGTTGCGATTTACTCATCTTTATTATTAATAAAGATATTTTTTTTTTAATAATTAATTTAAATTAAATAAATTATTAAATGTTTTTAAAAATGAAAATGAATTAACATAATTGATATGTTTTTTTGATTTGATATGATGTGACATATTTCTCTTGCGAATTACTGAACCACATTCACAATTACACTTTTCTTTTTGTTTTTCTTTGTTTTTGTCATAATATCTTTTATCAATTATTTTTCGTTTATCTTTATTATCATTTCTCCATTCTTGAGGAGTTCTTGCTGGTATTCGTTTGTTAATACATTCATTATTCTCTATAAAATATCTTTCTCTTTGAAAAAGTTGTTCTTTTCTTTCACAAGGAACATCTTCAACTAAACAAATCTTTGGATTAGTCATTTCATTATATACACATCTTTTTTGAGAACGGTGTTGAACCATTCTTCTCGAAAGAGTGTTTGTTGTTGAACCATAATAAACTTTATTTGTATCATCACAAACAATTTTATAGATTTTACCATTATTATAATTTACCATTTTATACTTTATTATACTAGTAATACCTTTAAATGATTTTATTAACTTACGACAGTAATACCTTGAGGACTATACATTAATTGGTTCTGTGCTAAAACATAGGTGAAAACACTGTTTGGAGAAGTACCATTTAAATCACTAACAATTCGAACACCGTAATTTGTATTTTTGAAGTCCACCCCTGAGCGATATGGATCTTCTGCAACACCAATTCCAAAAACATCTTTATTCTCAACTTGTGTGAATTTAGAAACATCATTACCATCTAATGGATTGACATTTGTTGGAAGTTGATTTTGTGTATTGAGTGACATCAAACTGTGGTTCATATTCTGATAAGATTTAATACTATTAATAAAATTAATTTCAAGTTCAGAAAGTGGTCTGTCATTTAAAGCTGGAGTTGAAACATCAATTTCATTTTCAAGAGGAAAATTGACACCACCCTTGAGGAAAGAAACTCTTTGAATTTCAGCATCCTGATTATAAACACCAGCAGTTGAATTTTGAAGTTTTGGAGTTGCAAAACCATCCTGCCCATAATTGTTTAAGTGAGTAGTTGGAAGGAAATTGTGGAAAACACTGAGAGTTTTTGCTGTTCCTAGATTATAATTTTGAGTAGCATCAGAAGAATTGACAACTGAATATAAATGACTAATAGCATTGTACTGAAGAGAACCTGTGGATGGATTTGACATTTGTTGTGTTCCTTGTTCATCTGGAACTAAAAGATTGTAAGACAAAGAAACATCTCTTAACTGATAGAAAGCACCAGTACCAGCCGCCGCATTGTTCTGATCTGCTCCAGCATTATCAACCCAACCACCGAGAACTTGACTGTCTGGTGCTAATTGTAACTGAACAATCATTCCACGAATGCCATTAGTTCCAATTGGAATTTCTGAAGCACCACTTAATAAACCAGTTCTTAATGGAACACTGAAAGAAACATCTTGATTGACCATTAATGCTCCATTCATACTTCGTGAAGCAGTAAGACTTTCAACTTGGACATTGGTGTCCAAATCTTCTTGGCTATGTGTGACAGATTGAGCAGAAGCTAAATAACGACCATATGATCTAACCACTTCTAAAGTCTGATTGGTCATTGAAGACAAGGTTATTTGATCAATGGCACTTGAAACACCAATTCTATTTGATAAGGCAATATTGGCGGCACCGCCTGCTTTATTATTAGCATTATCAGCAAGAACTGGAGTTGCTTCTGTGGATGTGGATTGATTAACTCGTAAAACGCCATTTAATCTCATTGAAGAACCTGAAAGAAGTTTTGGTTGATTTGGAATTAAAAATTGCATTATAGGAAAACCTTCCTTAAAACTATAAGCATTATTTGCTGGTGGATTGAGGGGGAGAATTTCAACTTTTTCAATATTAACGATATTCATCTTTATTATTAATAAAGATATTTTTTTTTTAATAATTAATTTAAATTAAATAAATTATTAAATGTTTTTAAAAATGAAAAAATAAAATGGACACATTTGGCAATTATTTCTATATATTAAAATGCCAAATGTGTCCTGCTAATAAAAATTATATTATTTTGTTAAAAGTTGTCATCACATAACCATAACACCTTTTGATGAAATATTAACTCGTCTTAATGACTGGACAAAGTGTTCATATAGTTTCTCTTGACTTGCTCCTTCATATTCAACACGAAGTGAAAGATCTTGTGGAGCAAGGTTCATTACTTGACCATATTTGGAAAAGGCACGACCTAACAAGAAACGATTTGGAACTCTTAAAAGATTTCTTACACCATAACCAGCATTGACTAAACTCTTCTCAAGTTCAACAATATGAAGAGCATCAGTTCGTTCAGGAGTTTGTGTGTATCTTACAAGATTGATTGGTCTATCTGGAATTAAAGAACCACCATAAACATATTGATAGTTTTGACATCCATCAGTTAATCCTTTAAAACTATCTTTATTAATATTATTTTGTTCAGTAATTCCTAAAGGAATTGACAAGATAGAATAAGCACGAGTTTGGACTGCTGGGATAAGTTGATTTGTTAAACCATTAGTTGTTGATAAATTAAATCTGTATAAAGTCCAAGTTCTATAGTCCATAGAAAGTCCTTTATCAGAAGAAACTTGTTTCATCATTCCTTGAATATATTGTGGCGGTGGTTGTACCTGTAACATTAACATCTCAATGTCTTGAATAGAATAAGAGATTTTTGTGGCAACTGAAGCCGTAACAGCTGCTGGTGAAGTATTGGTTGTAATAACACCATTGACCCGATCATTCTGTTTAATATAAATACGAGATGCTGCAATATAATCAGTTGGTGTTCCGCCAACACCAATGACAACACCATTGGCACGATTTGGATTATATGTGATATTTAAATCATTGTCACCATCAACACCAAAAGCAGTTATGACACCAAGTTCTGTTTCATTAGAACGATCTGCTTGGGCAATATAAAGCATATCACCAATATCAAATGGATTGTTATTAAATGGAAGAGCGCTATTATTTACTCCACGACCATTGGAACTATCAGATGGTTTTTTGATTGCGACTGTGAAAGTATCTGCTGGAGCAGTCTTTTCATTTCTAGCATCAGCAGTGCCACCTGTTGCTCCAAGAACTGGAGTTTTGGTTTCCATATCATTAAAACTTGTATCAGTAGTAATTGAAGCATCAACAATCCCTTCAGTGGATGGATTTTGAAGAGAACGGTTTAAATTATCTAAAGTCATCTGAACTCTTAAACCTTGAGTAGCGACAACTGGGAACACACGGTCGCCGCCTAGAATACCAGAATAAATTGGTTGCGCAACTTCAATTGTTTTTTCAGTTCGTGAAGTTGTGGCAACAGCAGCACCACCAGTCCAAACAGGAGGTGATCCATAAAGAAGTTGATTATCAACATTCTGATTGGCAGACCTAGCTTCAAATAAATCTCGTTTATGTGCTATACTTTCATTCTGTGTATAACCCCACCATTGAGCAGTTAAAACATTGTAATCTTGAATACTTTCTAATTCAGTTGTACCAGTACCATCCATAATTCGCAAATCACGAAGTAAAGAATGACATCCAGCACGACTATCAGGTTTGGCATAACCACGACCAGACATTGTCAATTTATATTTTAATTGAGTTTGTCTAGGATCAAAAAATCCTATATGTTGAGGAATTAACCATCGGATATTGTTCTGATTACTTGGATTATAATCAATTTGTGCTTCTGGTTTAATAGAAATAGTTTTTGTTGGAACAAACATTGAATTCTCATTTGCTTTAAACATCGTATATATAATATTGATTAGATTTTATTTTTATATTAATTATTTAAATTAAAAATTAATTATTAAAATATAATGTTTATTATATAATCATAATGTCTTATAATAAAAATAGTAAAAAATTAAATGAAATTTAAATTAAAAAGCAGAAGAACTTGCTGGAGTATCTGTTACACTATCAAATGAAGGAAGTACCATTTCACCTTTACTGGATGCTGTGGCAACTGGTGGAGCTGATGGTGCTTTGTGTGGATGATGAAATAATTCATAAAGTCCTATACCAATTGAAGCAAATATACCTAAAAATGGAACAGCTTCTGCTGCACCTGCGGCAACTGTGAGTGCTGTGTCAGTAAGGGCAGAAGCAGCGGCATCTGTTCCAGCAGTGATTGCAGCATCTGTGCCTCCAGTTGTGATTGTTGTTGCGGCATCTGTTGTTGCTGTAGTTGCGGCATCTGTTGTTGCTGTTGTTGCTGTAGTTGTGGCATCTGTTGTTGCTGTGGTTGCTGTGGTTGATGGAACATCTGATACTTCTGCTCCATCTCCTGTAACATTTTCTAACCTAGCAGCATCAGCAGATCCACCAATAGGTGCTTGTTCAAATTGAGTTGTCAAATTACCATCTGAAGCATTAAATGCTGCCTGTGCTTGTGCTCCAGCACTTGCTTCTGGTGCTGCTGTTGAAAGTTCCACTGCTGCCGTATCTCCTAATGGAGCACCAATTTCTGGAGCAACCAACCCAGCATCACCTGCATCTGCTGCTGCTTGACCAGTTTCAGCAGCAGCATCAGCATCATCTCCAAAACCAGCAAATTCTTCTTCTGCTTCTGGTGCTGCTGCTGCTGCTTGACCAGTTTCTGCTGCGGCATCGGCATCATCACCAAAACCAGCAAATTCTTCTTCTTCATCAGCTTCTTCAGCACCACCAAACCCTTCTGGTTCTTCTTCATCTGCTTCTTCATCACCATCTTCATCTCCATCATTCTTTTTCTTTTTTGCTGCTTGTCTTTTTCTAAAAGATTGAATTCCTAATTTTCCAGCAAGATATGCTCCACCAATTCCACCAGACACATCTGATGCTGCTTTCAATTTTTCCATACTTAAATTGTGTTTTTCTGTCCAATCTCTAAAAAACTCTGTATCATAATTTGAAGTAAATGCTTTTATACTGTCAATAGAATTTCCATATCCAGCAATTGTTTGTTCGTATTGTGCTAAACCTTGCGACATTTTATTATTATAATAGAAGATATTTATTTTATTATAATAAATTTAAATTAAAATAAATTATTTTGGAACACTTTCTTTCTTATTACGACCTTTAAATGCTTTCCTTGCCGTCTTTCTCATACTGCCTTTTTTTGTACTATCATCTAATTCAACATCTTTTCCTTTACCAGTTGTTTTCACTGCTCCTTTTTTTCCTTTAGAAGTTCCTTTTGATTTGTTATAAGCTGCTTTAAGTTTAGGGTCTTTTAGAGCTTCATTGTACTTCATTTTGTTTTTAGAAGCATAACTTTTCACGAATTCAATCCAAGAATTTGCCATTATTAATTATATAATATTAATTAGATATTAATTTTTAATAAATTAATTTAATTAATCTTTTTTAGAATAGAGTGTTTGTTGATTTACTGAATGTGCCATTTTTTCAGCAACTTCTTCTTTTTCTTTATTCTGTGCTGGAAATTTGTCACTTATAAAAATATGCCTGATCATTGAAGATGAAATATTCTTTCCAGTTGGTGCAAATGTTTTTTGAAGATATTTTGTAAGTCCATTTGCTGTCATTGGTTCTCTTTTAGAATTCAAAAGAAGATGTCCAGTTTTATTGAACTTTAACCAAATATTTAAAGCTGAATTCAACTTCTTTCCAACTGGAATTGTTTTTGTTCCATATTTTCCTGATGTCTTATATTCTCCAAGACTGAACATTTTATTATTTCTTGATTTGATTACTAAATAATTCTTTTCTCTTTTTTCTTCTTCTGATAATTTCTCATAATCTTTATTAGAAATAGTTTCCATTATATAATCATTTCTTAATGGGGGATTTTCATCTAGAATGTACAATGACGCAACAATCCATTTTTGCAATAAATCAAATTCTTTATTTGTTAAATCATCGGCATCTTTTTTGAATATTTCTTTTTCATTTAATTCATTTCTATATTTTCTCATTACTTTTCTTAATGATGCTAAACTAACCCAATTTTTATCTTGTGTTTCTGATTTCTTTTGTTCTTCCATATCTGCATTGAATTGTTTTGCTAAGTCTTCCATTTCATCTCTGTAATATTTAATTAGATCTTCATCTTTATCAAATGCCATTAATGTCACAACAATTGCCGCCAAATATGTCTTTCTAGTTGAAAGTTTTTTTTCTTCAATTGTTTTCATTACTTTCTTTTTGTCTTTCAAAAAATCCAATCCAGTGATTTCTTTGTCAAACATTAATTTATGTAACTTATTCATATTAGAAGCATAAGCATTGAGAGAAGATGGTCTTAATTTTCTTTTCTCATTGATTTCTTTTTTAATAGTTTCAATAAAAGTCATTATATTAATATAAGTATATATTTTAATTTTAAATAAAAAAACTAAAACAAAACTAAATAATTATTCGTAATCAACATTTTATCTGGACACATTTGGCTTTATTATTATTAAAGATAATTG